ATGGCTATAATTAAAAATATAGATCGTTTTTTATTGAGATTAGGAATAATACTATTTATTATATTAGGAGCAATATTTGTTTCAATGTTGAGTAGCTGTACTCCAGCTGAAAGATTAAAGAGTATTTTAAAGAAAAATCCTAATTTAATTTCAACAACTCACGATACAGTATACAAGAGAGAAATATATACTACAAAGGAAGCAAGTAAAGATACTATATTTTCTTGGAAAGAAAATGAACATGATACAGTAATGATAAAAGAAGGTAATTTAAGAGTAGAGTATTATCACGTTCATGATTCGGTAGTTATAAAGGGAATGTGTGATACTTTACGTATAATAGAAAGAATACCTATTCAAGTTGATAATACTACTAAGATAGTTACAGCAGGTAAATCCTGGTGGCAAGCTTTTAAAGATAATTCATTATTAGTTGTATGTGGAATGTTTTTAGTAATAATAATTTATATAGTTTTAAAGGTATTAAAAAAGCTTCCATGACTGAAATAGTAAAAACATTTGGACAACGTATAAAGGAGTTTTTTAGTTTTAAAGTTACTCCTATTGAAACTCTTGAAGGTTATCAGGGAAATAAAGAATTAGTTAAATCTTTATTTGATCAAGATATTATTGGTATTGATGAATATATTGAGCAGATAAAATTTCTTGATGATAAAATACAAGAAGTAATTAAAAAAGACACTTCATCAAAACAATATGCAGACGCTATTATTTTTAATGTTGATGGAGAAATTCTTTTTTTAAAGAGAAGCAGTCAAGATAAGTTTGCTCCAAACACATATGGATTACCAGGAGGACATATTGAAAAAGATGAAACACCAGAAGAAGCTGTTAAGAGAGAGGTAAGAGAAGAAACAGGTAAGAAAGTTGTAGAGTGTTATCAAATAGCTGTAAAAACGCTAGCTAATGGCGGTAAGATTTATTATTTTGTTTGTGCTGTAGAGGGTGTTGATGACTTTATTGTATTAGATAATGATGAACATTATTCAGCACAATATATTCCAACTAAAGATTATGATAAATATGATTTTATTTTAGATTTAAAAGATACTATTCTTCAAATCCAGGATAAATTAAAGGGAAATGAAATTACAAAAGCATTAGAGAAATTAGAATTTATTACTATCAGTAATAAAGATAAATTAACTTCAATAAAAAAATTAACCGACGATAAGATATTATCAGATACTTTCTTTTTACAATATATACAAGCATTTAATATTGCTTGGAGTGAAGATGAAGAAATAGAAAAATCTGAAAAGTTAGAATATAAGGGATATGAAATAAATATGATTCCACTAAAGCATAAGTTGGGAATGTATAGTATGAATGCTACATTTAAAGGAGAATATAAAGCTGGAATTAAAGGTCCATCGATTAAAGAAGAGGGAATAGAATTCCTAAAAGGAGTTATTGATGGAGAAGTAAAGAAAGCTATGCAAGCAGGAAATACAACAGGAACTGATACAACAAATCAAAGCCTTACTATTCAACCTTTAAAAAAAGAAGATATAGAAAAAGCTGAAAAGACAGATAAGTATAAGAAGGATAAACAAGGAGGATTTATATATACTGGAGATGAAAGTTTAGGTAAAGCTAAAGTAGCTGATTTGATTACTTTACCAAAAGATGTAAAAGGTACTAATTGTGGTAATTGTAAATTTATGAGTAATGGTTTTTGTAATAATGAAAATATACAATTACCAGTTACTGAAAAGATGTGTTGTTCATATTGGGATAGTGAAGGTGCTTTAAGAAGTTGGGAAGAAGAGAAAAAATAATTTTTGGTTTTTAGTTGTCTAAATGAAATTTTTATTATCTTTACGTTCTCTTCGATAAACGGTTCACTGAGTTCTAGTTTCTATTTTAGTGAGCAATTCAGAAAATTTTAAATTTTATTTACCAGCAGACCTCATTAAAGCTACTGATCCCAAAACGGGGAAAGAAAAGATGTTGGTTAAAGGTATAGCCTCGACTACATCTAAAGATAAGCAAGGAGAATTTCTTGATCCGTCTGGCTTTGATTTATCAAATTTTCAATGGTTAAACTGGAATCATTTAGGAAAAGATGATCCAGGTAAAATTATAGGGGAACCTACTAAAGCGCAAGTTACTGCAAATAATGAATTATATATAGAGGGAATGTTATATCCTGAAGTTGATGCTGCTAAAGCAACCCATGCTTTAATGAAAGCATTACAGAATTCACCTTCAGGCAATAAGCTTTCTCTTTCAGTAGAAGGTAAAGTGTTAGAGCGTGGTTCTAAGGATCCTAAAAATCCTTTATACAATAAAGTAACTAAATCACGTATTACAGCAGTAGCTCTTTGTCCTACACCTATAAATGGTGATACTTGGGTAGATCTTGTAACAAAAGGCGTTACTGATGATATGTTTAAGAGCGCTGAATATGATAACGACACAAAACAAATACTTGATATAGTGGAAAAGCCTGTAGAAGAAGTTACTATAAAAGAATTACGCAAGAGCGATATATATGAAAGGATAGTAATGAAATATCCTGACATACATCCAGAACAAGCAACATCGGTTTATAATTTAATTTTAAAAGTAGCAACAATGGAACAAAACAAAACGGTTTCTGATGAAACTCTGAAAAAGTCCTTCGCTATCTTAGACTTAGCTTCTGAGGAAATCGCGAAGGCGGAAAAGAAAGATGATAAGAAAGAAGAACCGAAGGATGATGATGAAGACAAAGACATGACAGAAAAAGCTTTTAGTCATGCTAAGGAAATGAAGAAAAGTGGTATGAAGAAAGAAGAAGCTAAGGATAAGCTTATTAAGAAAGGGTACAACGAAAAGGTTGTTGAAAAAGCTCTTCAAAAGGCCGAATCTGAAAGCGAAGGTTGGAAGCAAGAAGGTAAAAACGATAAAGAAGAAGAAACTACAACTGCTGCAAGAGAAGTAAAAAAATCTCTTGATGGAGTTACTGATTTGATTAAGGCGCAAGATGGTAAATTTAAAGCATTAGGAAATATAATGCTTGCTCAACAAGAAGAAATAGGGGAATTGAAAAAATCTCTTACATCCATTGGAGAAGAAAATGCTACTTTAAAAGATACTATTCAAAAGATTGCTGAAACTCCAAATACAAGGAAATCAGTTTCTGTAAAATCTTATTCTGAAAAGTTTGAGAAATCAACAGATGGTAAACATATCTACAACATTGCAAGTAATGCTGATAAGAAAGCATTAAGAGCTAAGTTACATGATCTCTCAGAATTGAATAAGAGTGAGAAATTCGATGTTGGTTTAGCTAAAGCAGCACAAAACCTTGAATTATCTGGCATCTTAACAACTCAAGATGTTCAGCTTTTAGCAAAGCATGATATTAAAGTTGTTCTTGAGAAATAGACTTTTTTAAAATACGATAAGCGGTTGATTTTATAACAAAGAAAACATCATGGAAGGAGACGACGTAAGTTTGCAAGATTATCAAGGTGGATTCCTTGGCGGCCAAGCAGAAGGCGCTATGGAACTCTTGAAAGCCATGCAAGCAGGACAGATTACTGGTCGCGATACTGCGAATCAGAGCTTAACAATGGAGCCTCTGAAAGCAGAAAGCTTAGAGACAACTCTTAAATTGTTAGAATACAGGCAAAAGGATATCCGCCTATTAAATAGGATGCCTAAATTAACAGCATACAATACAGTAGAGGAGTTCTTGCAATTAGAATCTTATGGTCAGCAAGCTGGCGGGTTCTATAACGAAGGTGAACTTTCGGATGTTCAGGATTCTAGTTACGTAAGGCGTGCTTCTTTAATTAAGTACATTCAAGTAACAGGTGAAGTAACCATGCAAGCTCAAATGGTTCGCTCATTTGTTGATGCAATGCGCCAGGAAGTTGAAAATAAAACAATGTGGATTCAGAGAAGAGCAAATATTGCCTTAACACAAGGTAATTCAAATACAGTTCCTCAAGAATTTGATTCATTGTATGTTCAACATGCTAATATAGGTACTGGAAGTGGAGATTATCTATATCCATCTCTTGCAGCATATTATGGTTCAAACGTAGTAATTGATCTTAGAGGTGAGTCTTTAAAACAGATTCATGTTGAAGAAGGAGCAGTAGCTGTAGATGCGAATTATGGTAACGTAAGTGATCTATTTGCACCGACTTCAGTTATTTCAACTTTATCTCAAGACTATTTTGCTAGTCAAAGAATTATGTTGAATGCAGGTAATCCTGATGCTTATAAAGGTCAAATAGGTACAGTAGCAAAATCAATTGCAACTACAATTGGTGATGTTGCTTTGCAACCTGATAAGTTTATTAATAAATATAATACTAATGGTATTACTACTGCAACTCCTGCAACTTCAAATAAGGCACCATCAGCTCCTACTGCTACTAGCAGAACTTTAGTATCTGATGCTGGTTCTTCTTATCAAACAGGAGATGCTGGAGCAGTGTATTATGGCGTTACAGCATTTAATCGTTATGGTGAATCAGCTATGGTAGTTATAGGTGCTTCTGTAACCTTAGCAGCAGCTTATTCAGTAGATTTAATCTTTACTGCAACTGCAGGCGCATACGCTCCTACAGGTTACAGGATCTATCGTACGTTAGTAGGCGGTGCTTCAACAGGCACTTTCTATCCATTGTTTGACGTAGCTGTATCTGATTTGGCAAATGGTTATGATGGTGCTGCTGCACTTGCAATTCGTGATCGTGGTAGGATTCTTCCTAATACTGAAACTGCCTTTTTAACTGAAATGGTAGATGATGTATTAAGTTACAAGCAACTTGCTCCTATCAGTAAACTTGATTTGGCAATCATAAGTATGAGTCGTAGGTTTATAGCATTCAGTTTTGCTACTCCTCAGCTATATACTCCAAAGAAGTTTGTGAAGTTTGTGAATTGCGGTAAGGTACTTACCAATCCTTAATCGGTAGGTAATTAAAAATAAGAAAAAGGAGAGTTAAATACTCTCCTTTTTTGTTATATAAAGATATTTTCTATATTTAGAAATTGTTCTTTGATATATGGGGCCGATAGGTTTCGACAGGTAATGTAATTATAATATTTAAGTACCGCATGTTAGTAAGCGGTTAATAAATTACTTTCACAATTACAAAAGGCAAGGTTAAATATCTTCCTGGAGTTATGGCTGCTAAAGCAACCAATACTTGCGAGTTGAGAAAAGTAGCGTAAGCTATTCTTAGGAACAGAAATTCTCAAATAGTTATATTTCTATAAAAAATAAAAATTGCTCTCTCATTCTTTTGTTAGTACGATAGTAAGATAAATTAACTAACTAAACTTATAACAACTATTATGAGGATTTATTTTGGACAGGGGTTCAAATCCCCTCGGCTCCACAAACTCTGATTCGCCGTTAGAGAAGACTCTTATACAACAACGGACAAGGCTAAGATGGGTAGCAATTCTCTTATGAAAGGTAAAGGAAGTCCCAATAGGTAGCGGGTGGTTGACCAGGTATAAGAGTCTTAATTTAAAGTAGTAAACCAGATTACTTTTTTGTCTTTATTTGGAATAGACTTATCATAAGGATATTGATAAGTAAGTATTAAAGTAACATCTTCTGTATCTTTATTCAATTCAATATATATCTCAGTATGAGGAATGAAAAAGTTATGATTATTAGGTATATTAGTTTCTTTATTCATATTCTTATACATACCAATAAAGATAAGTTAAAATTCATTTATTGAGAAAAAAATATTATCTTTATATTCCTTTATTATTAACAAAACTAATCTAAAAATCGAAATCATGACAACAAAATTAATTTGCACTGAACAAAAAATTCATAAGAAATTTCATAAAGCCAACGTAAGTGGTCAAGCTCATGAATTTCCAATTATCGGTACAGTCACTTTTGATAAAGAAAATTCTATTGAAGTTGAAACTTCAAAAGTTGAAACTTTTTTAAAACTTGATTGTGGCTTTAAGTTCATTAAGGCAGAGAATAACAAGAAAGAACAAAAGAAAGAAGAAGTTAAAGATGAAATAGTAGAAACAGATCCAAAGAAAATTTATGCTAAAGAATTAAAGCTTCTTCCTACTGCTGATTTAGAATCTTTACTTTCAATACATCCTGAAAAGGAAACTAAGAAATTAAATGGTAAAGATGCACAAATTGGATATTTGGTAAATAAGCAGTTTCCAAAGAAAAAATCCTAAGTGTCGACTATAACTCTAACATCTAATTTTTCTAAAAATACAGGATTAGTAATTTCACCTGGAGAGCTTAAACGTAATTATCTTTACGGTATTACTGAAAGCTCTCCATTTGCAAATAAACTTAATCTTAGTTTCTCAGATGAAGATATTGAATTTTATATTCGTGCAGCTCAAAAGGAAATAGAAAATTATTTAGCTATTAAATTGTTTCGTCAAGTGTTTTGGGAAAAGTTACAATTTAATAATGATGATTGGAGAACATGGGGATTTATTAAGACAAATATGATGGTTGTACAACCTCTAAAACTAGAGGGGTTCTTAAATACAACTAAAATGGCAGTGTATCCATTAGATTGGTTATCTGCTAAAGCTGAATCAACTGATGAATTATATGATAGAAGCGTATGGCTTGTACCAGCAGGAAATACAGGTGCAGTAACAAATGCAGTTATTTTTGCTGGATTGCTTCCTAATCTAGGTTATTTGAATGCTGGAAGGATACCTAATTATTGGACTTTTACATATGTTACAGGATTTAATAAAATACCGTATGATGTATTGCAGAGCGTAGGTCAGTTAGCAAGCATATCGTTATTATTAATTGCAGGTAGTAATGTTTTAGGTTTTCCAGGATTACAGAGTCAATCTATAGCTATAGATGGATTATCACAATCTATATCATCATCAGCTATGAATGCATATGGTACGAGAATTAAGGCTGTAGCAGATCAATTAGAAAATAGAATGAAAAATCAACGTGATATTTATCGTGGATTCTCGTTTGCTGTTTGTTAATTAGATAACATGGAAAAAGCTGTTATACATAAGACACCAGCTCCTAGTGGAGCTAATGGAACTCAATCTAATTTTATTAAGAGCGCTTTCGATACTCTTATTTGGAATAAGGGATATCGAGTAACTATTGAAGAATGTTTAAGATGTCCTTGTAAAGGAAAAGGAACTAATCAACAATCAGATTGTCGTAATTGTGGAGGAACTGGTTATGTTTTTATCAATAAGAGAGAAACAAGAGCAGTTATTCATTCACAAAATATGAATACTAAATTTAAGGAATGGTCAGAGGAGAATGCTAGTCAAGCATCAGCTACTTTTATGCAAGAAGAGGAAGTATCATTTATGGATAGAATAACCGTACTTGATACAAATGCTATTCAAGAACAGGTTTTATTTTTAATTGAACAAGTAAATGGTAATGATGAGAGTAGAAGTTCTAGTGAGAGTGAAAGTCAAAGTACATTAATTAAAGATTCAGCTTTTTATTTTGCTTCTACATATGATATAAAAGAGATAAAGTATATTGGAATTTATAATGGTAGTCAAAATCCAATTGTACCGTTAGTATATGGTACAGATTTTACTTATAAGGGAAATCGTATTATATTGTCAACAGCGACAGCAAGGAAATATATAGATACAGCAAAAGAAGGAAATCAAGATGTAAGTATTACTCTTCGTTATATGTATGCTGTTCAATATCATGTAATAGATTTACCTCGTGAAACAATTCAAACTAATACAAAATTTGGAGAAATTGATGAAGGAAAAACAGGAGTAAATCTTCCAATTCATGCTCAATTAAGAAGAAGTCATTATGTTTTAGATGAACCTAATTTTGATTATAATCGCTTAAATGATAATAATCATAAGTTTAAATATTCAGAAGTAAATCCTCCTAAGAGTAAATGTTAGTACCAATAAATGTAAATGTTAATGATCTTCTCTCTCAATACAATATGGATAAGAGAGATGTGGAAGATTTATTGGATTATGTTGTAAAGGAAATTACAGCAGCTTTTGCTGTTAAATGGACTCAAGAAGCTCAACTTACACTTCATTCTACTAGAAGCCGTTATATAGAAAACCTTAGCGTTATTGATAGTGGTAGGTTATCAGGTACAGTGATATTAGATTATAGTAAGGACCCTCTTATACGAATGATTGAAGAAGGAGCATCAGCATTTGATATGAAAGAAGGATTTGAGAAAAGTGATAAAGTTAAATATGGTAAAAGTGGAAATTGGTATTTAACTATTCCCTTTAAATTAGGAGCACCAGATACTACTGGAGATAGTTTAGGAGGAGTTACGAATCTTCCTACGCCAGTTTATAATATATTAAAGAAAGAGTCAGTTGATACTAATACTGGTAAATCAACTGGATTAAGTGAATCACAAATTCCTGAACAGTATAGAGTTCCTTCTTCTCGTGCTAAAATAGATATTCCTAAATCAGCAACGTTTGAAGAATATAAACATAAAAGCAGTGTTTTTAAGGGAGCATTTAAACAAATAGATTCTATTACTGGACAAAGTAGTTATGGTTCGTTTAGAAGAGTGGGGGAAAATAGTGATAGTAATGCTTTTATTCATCCAGGTTTAGAGCCTGCTAATTTAGCAGAAAGCTCTTTTGCTAAATTTGAAGAAAATATGGGACTTGAATTAACTCGAGCAGTTGATAATGCTTTAACTTCATTAGGATTTTAATAATATGCAATCTAAAAATATTTACATACCAGAAATTATTCTTTTAAATGCTTATAGATTAGGTCTTGAGTATATTCGTAATAATTATAAAGCAAATAAAGCAGCTCCTCAAAATTCTTATCTTGCAACAGTTTTAGGGTTTACTGATGTTAATGTTTTGGATACACGCTATGATTTTTATACTCAAGCAACATCTGTTTTTTGTACGCAAGAATCAGATCCACGAGATATTAAAGTAAATCTTTTTTTTAATGCAGCAAGAGCAAAAATACCTACAATACATATTACTAATCCAGCTGAATTACCAATTCATGACTCACTTGCAATAAATGAAGGATTTCAAGATCCTATTGTAAATGAAGTAACGGGTGAGTATACAGTAGTATATAGTAGACGTTTTAAAGCAAAATATAATATTGTATTAACGTCTGATAATACAAATGAAATTGTTTTAATGTATCAAGTATTAAGAAGCTTAACAATTTCAATGATTGATCATTTACAGTTATCAGGACTTGAAAATATTAAAATATCAGGTTCTGATCTTAATATTAAATCAGACATAGTACCTTTAGGAGTGTTTATGAAAAATATAGGTATTGAATTTGAATATGACGTTCCTGCAGTTAAACTAAGTACGAATGATTTTTTACTTTGTTTCAAATTACAGGGAGTAGTAATAAATGTAAATGACGAAAGTATTTCAGGTTCTGAATGTAAAAAGTCTTAGTGAAAGAAAAATTCATTATCTTTACATCATCAATTAGAGATTTCACTTTCGGATAATCGGTTATTTCTTCAATTCTGAAAGATGGCTACACTGTTTAATTTTGACGGGAAAATAATCAGCCTACCTGGTGTTTACGGCAATATAAAGTCAGGCGTTGTAAATCCCCCTGTTGCGCAACCTTATGGCGATGTATTAATAATAGATACAGGTTCAGGAGCAGGATTTGGAGGCGGTTCAGGTATTAATGGTCAATTATATCAAGATAAGAATACTATATATGAATTTGATAACTTACCAGATTTTGAAGCCTTTTGTAAAGGTGGACTTTGGTGGTTGTTAGGAAATCCCTTATTTAATCCAGCTGGACCAAATTTTCAAGGAGTATCAAAAATTTATTTTATTAAAGCAGCTACTACAACTGCTGCTAAATTAAACTTTACATTTTGGGGAGATGGTCATAGATCAATATCTGAAACAGGAAGTCCTAATGGAGGTACATTAAACATCTTATGTCTTGATGAAGGTGTTGTTGGAAATGGTGTTTTGACAAATGGAGTATTGAGTCAAGGATATGCAGGAATAATGACTCCTGGTAAATTAAATCCTTCAGCCTTTATATTGTCATTCTATTTAGGATCCTTTACAGGATTAGATCAAAATGGATTACCATATAATGGAGTATATCCAGGTAGTACTACTCCAACATTAGTGGCGCAGTCTCCAGAATTTACTAATATAAGTACAGTTATTACTTGGATGCAGCAAGATGCTACGTTTAATAAATATTTTAAACTTACTGCTTCTACAATAAGTGGCTCTGGACTTGTAGATAGTCACGATCTGGAGGATTATTCAAGCTATGAACTTGCATATGGAGGTACAGAGAGTTATGCTGATCCAAGTCATATCTTAATGAATAGAGTGTTGACAGCTGTTGAAAATATGGTAATTAATTATGTATTTGCTGATCAATGGGGTAGTAGTGCTACTTCAGCTACAAATGAATTATTAGCTAATTATGTAGTTAATCAAAATAAATACAAGCCTCAGTTATGGATTGGAGGAGGTGATAGTGCTAATGATTTTGTAAGTAATTCATTAAATACAGCATCGTTCTATAATCAAGATTCTGTAACTGTTGTACATGGTGCTATATATATAAATTCTCTTTTAGGTCAGAGAACTTACAATGTTATGTATCAAACAGCAGCAGTACTTGGTAGAGAAGCTGGATTAGAACCTCAAATTCCAATAACTTTTAAAAATATAAGTGTTGATGGAGAGGTTCATAAACTTACAAATACAGATGCAACTAAAGCTTTAGCAGCAGGTGTTATTGCAGTATGGAATCAAGACGGAGCATTTGAAATAATTAAAGGAATAACATCATTACAAAATAATCAGTTCCTTATTAATAATGATGGTACAATTTCTTCTCAACAATTAAAGAGAGTGACTCGTCAAGTTAATCTTAATATGATAGTAAATGGAAAACTATTATTTAAGAATCCCAAAGGAACAAATAGAAATACTCTTTCTGTTATAGATCTTGTAAATTGGGCTCAGACAGAGTTAAAATCTATGATTGCAACTCCTCAAGCTGATAATTTAATATTATCATTTCTAACTCCAACAGTTACAAGACGACAAGATGGTTATTATTTAAAGTATAAATTTACACCAAATACAGAAATATCATTCTTGTTCGAAACAGGAGTTGTGATTGGAGTATAATAAAAACGGTAAGTCTTAAAAGATTAAAACATGGCTAATCAAGGAGTATATACTGGTGCACTAGCAATCATTAAAGTTAAAGGTACAGCAGTAGGACTAATGAAAAACATTAGTATTAATGAAGATGAAGAACGAGTATCAATTTATGGACTCGGAACTATTATTCCTAGTGAAGCACCCGTTGTGAGGTGGGCTGGAACATTAACTTGCTCATTTTGGGAAATAGGTTATGCTGAATCAGGTATTCCTGGTGCAATACGAAGAGATGTTGGCGTAGGTAATACTACTTCTCAAATTGCATCTGGTATTAATACTCCTAACTTTGAAGATCAATTAGTTCTTGATAGTGATGGTGTAGAGGTAGATATTTTTAAGAAAGGAGAAGACGTTATTGATCCATCAACTGGCTTAATTAATCCGAAAGCTGTTCCATATGCTATTGTAGGAAGATGCTTGATTAAATCAGATAATGTAACAATAGATGAAGGTCAGCCTTCTGGAAGGAGTCAAACTTTTGTATATCTTGATCCAGTAGTATATACTCCAGGTACTGTAGCTTAATAAAAAAGCTTATTAGATAAGACTCCAATTATTCAGAATAGTTGGAGTTTTTTATTTATCTTTATATACTAATTAATTCAAAAACAAATGGAAATACAAAATCAAAAACCAATCTCAAAATTACCAAATCGTAAACTAACTTTTAAAGTAGAGGAAAATGAATATACTGTCGATTATCCTAATACTGGACAGTATATTGAGATGATTCGCTTAAGACATGCTCTAGCTCTTAATAATTATACTGTCTTAGTAAGTGGACAGACTGAAGCCGATCAAAGAGCTCGATATATTATCGAGACTATAGCTTTTTGTATGGTTTGCTGCACTAAGTTAAAAGAAGATTTAAAAGTACAAAGTATTTCAGAACTAGATATGATTACAAGTAAGAAGTTGCTAAAAGTATATATGACAGCTATTCTTCCTTGGCTTACAGAATGGGAGACTATATTAAGTTCTGATGAAGATGTTAAGGTTGAGGAAGGAAAGAAATAAATAATCCTTCATGTTTGGTAATCAGTCTTTAGAAAGCTTCATTATTGATTGGAATATACGATTCAGATATGATCGTCAATATCGGAAGAAGTATAATATTCCTTTTGGTTCAAAGGAACATCTTGAAACCAATCAAATAGATATATATCTTGACTCACTTGAAGATAAGCAATTTGAAAAATTAGAAAAAGAATATAGACAGATAGTAAAGGATAAAGAGGATTATAAGAAAACTGGAAAATTCTTAAAGCCAAGAGCAACTGATCCAGGTAGAGCTAATGAGATTTATAATTTGTTAAAGCAGTTTATTAAGAAAAAGAAATAATGTCAGACGAAAAGAAAATAGTATTTAGTGCTGATGACAAGGTTTCAGGTAAAGCTAAACAGATATTTACTGGCATTTTAAATGATGCACAAAAGTATACTACTTCTATAAAGGAGCAAAATTCCTTTATACAGCAACAAATCAAACTTCTTGAAAAGAAAGCTCAAGCTGAAAAACAAGCTGGTGAAGGTATATTAAAAAGAACTCAACAAACTTTATCTAGAACAGCACCTGGTTTAGAGCAACAACAAGAACTTTCTAAATACAGAGCTTATCAGACTCAATATAAAACTGAATCAAAAAATAACGAACAAATACTTGGTGTATTAAAGCAATTACTTAATGAAAGTAAAAAAGAAAATAATACTACTGAGAGAACTGAAAAAGAACAAGAAAGAGAAGATGAAAGAAAAGCTAAATATGAACTTCAAAGACGTTGGAGAGTAGAAGCTAAAAGTGATAAGGAAGCTGTAAGAGATAGAATTAGTAAGGCTGAAGAAGAGGGATATGGAACTATGGATTCTGTTGATATAGAAAAGCTTCATTATCAAAAAAATATTTTAGGAAAAGAAAAGCCAGACGAAAGTACTTTTAGAACTATTGTAGGTGCTATGATGACTACAGCAGCTATTAGTACTGTTATGGGAGGAGTGAAGCAATTTATTGCTTCACCAACAGGCACTCAAGGATTAGCTAATATTACTTCAGGAGTAGGACAAGGAGTAATGGGAATGGGAATAAAATCTGGAAATGCATATGTAGCAGCAGCAGGTGGAGTAATAGATTTGTTATCTAGTTTACTTGGTGGATCAGTAGAAGCTAGACATGCTTTGCAACCAGGATATAATCGAATGGGAGCTAAGAGTGGTGGAAATATAGGAATAGGAGGAAATGTAGAATTAGGATATACATCTTTACAAGCACAACAATTACAAGAAGGATTATTAAATGCAGGTGGTTCAGCTGCTAATGTTGAAACAAATACAGGACAAGCTCAAACTCTACAAAGAGGTTTAGGTTTAGATCAATCAGTTTTAATACAAGCTGTTATGGCTGCAAGAACTATTGGATCATCTACAGATCTTGTATCTATTGTTTCTAAAGTATTAAAATATAATCCTGATTTAGTTAAAGATCAAACAAAAACTCAAGAAATATTACAAGGTCAATTAATATTAACTAATCAATTAGCACAGCAGACAGAGAAGGTTAATCAAGGACAAGTCGCTGGAGTATTTGGAGCATTAAGAAGTGTAGGAGGTTCATTTCTTAATAACCCAGAATTAATGGCGAGAAATGCAGCAAGTATAAATCAGTCACTCGCTAATCCAACAACTGATTATCAAAGAGCTAGGAGTTTTGGCGTATTAAGTAAAATGAGTCCAGGTTCATCTTATCTTCAATTACTTGAAGCACAAGAAAAAGGCATAAGTCAGCAAGGCTATTTAGGTTCATATGCCAAACAATTATTAAAAGAAACTGGAGGTGGAGATAATTTTGCTCTATCTTTAAAACAAAATTTAGGATTAAGTTCATATAGTACAGCAGAATTATTTGCTAAAGATTTTCAAGCACATCCTGAAAAATATACGAGCTTTAAAGGATCTGAAGCTGATATTGCTAAAATGGTGGGTGTCGATAGAGCAAAGCAATATACTCCTGAACAAGAACAAATTAAAGCCCGTACAGATGAACAAGCTTTAACTGGAGCTATGGGTAATTTAGCAGGACAATTTAATAAACTTACAAGTGTTGTTCAAGCTAATACTGTTTCTACTAACAATCTTGAGAAAGCAATAAGTAGTAAGTATGAAAACGGAATAGCAACTCAATAAGAAATGCCAAATAGTAAAGCTAATTATTATCCTTATACTCATAATAATCCTGATATAACTACTATTGGAGATTTTGTAGGTAGTCAGTTATCTATTGCAATAGGATTAAGTATCGTATCACTTCTTACTTATGAAGATGAAAATGGAACATTGAATTTAGATAATCTCATTCAATTATATTCAGCTGATGAATTAAATCAATATAAATCACTTATTGATCAAATACGTCAAAGTACTGCTAAGCAACAAGTTAGTCAGACTACTAAAACAACTAGCATCATTGATGGAAATTCTTCATCAGTAGATGTTATTAATTCAACTAATACTCCTAATCCAGATTCATTAGTTCGATTAACAGATTCAACTCGAATGAATATTAATTTGAGTGATTATCAATCATTAATAAACACCAATCAATTAAATGCTCAACAACAATCATTTATTAATACTCTTTTAGATGATAATGTAAAAAAATTATTTACAAAATTTATTTTTCAAATACAAAATCAATTAAATTATATTGTTCAAATTACGAGTGCTCGTAGAAGCTTAACTCAACAACAAGGACTAGCTGGTAGTAATCCAAATGCAAGTTCAGGATTTTCATATCATTTAGCTGGATTAGCAATAGATATTGCACTATTAGATAAGAGTACTGGTCAAATAGTTCTTACTCAACAACCTTACGGTAATAAAATAACGGCAATAGAGAGAACAAATATAATTAGTCAATGGAGCAGTGTCAACACTATTGCTTCTGCTTTAAATTTAACATGGGGAGGAAACTCATTTGGAAGTAATTGTGATCCTGTACATTTTGATGCTAGAAATTATTATAGTGTAGATCAATCTGCCTATATGAATGCTGTTTCATCTCCAACTAATGTATCTTCACCAATAGTAAATAGTAATACTAATGAAGAAGAGGAAACTAGTGATAATGCAATTTATGAAGATCTACCTCTTAAAGTAGGTACTGTTTTAAATTTATGTTTAATAGAATTAGATAGAGAAGTATTGGCTGTAGAAACAAATCAAGCTGTTAATTTAACAGATTTTGAAAGTTTCTTAGCTCGTGAATTATATTATTTATTATCTGATCCAGGATATGAAAGAACCTTTATACCTAAAAAAACTGTTACATTAGGAGAAATACGTGAAATTTTTCCATATTTAACAGTATGGATATGGAGTAGAGCATTATCCATAGATTTAAGTGGAAATTATAATCACACTATTTTAAATATTACTCCATATATAAGTTCTATAAATACAGGAGTAGGAGATAATGGTGGTTCTTTTACAATAGATATTGCACCTATTACAGCTGAATTAGGAAATGAAGGATGGCAATTAGAAATAGGTACGCAAAAATCAGCTCCTATAAATGGTAGTGATTATGTTAGTGAAGGATTTCTTCATTATAAAGAAACAGGAGCTAATGGTGAACAATTAAAGAGAAATAGACATTTTTTTGAAAAAGTATTACAGCAAAATGATATTATATTTATACGTTTTGAAAAATTAAAATTAGAAACTAATAGACAAAATTTAGATCAACTTGAACGAATACCTATTAGTCAATTACCTGGACAGATATTTGATATGATAGGTTTATTAGATACTCCAAGCATTACTACGAATCCAGAGAGTGCTAATGTATCAATAAATTTAAGTGGAAAGGATTTAGTGAAATTAGTTATTGAAGATGGAATATATTTTTATCCAGCTGATTTTGTAAGTGGTGGAATTTTTGCTAATACAGGTGCAGGTAATCAAAGATTAAATAGATTTGGAGCTAATGGTGAAATATTAAGTAGATTTCAAGTTTTAAATAAGACAATTGAAAAAAGTTTAGAATATATAATTAATTCTTTAAGTTCTATTGAAATATGTCCAACTAGTTTATTTCAAGGATATGCAAATTCTAAAGATAGAATTACTGGTGCAATAATTGATAAACGTTCTACTTCTTATCAATTAGATAATCCACAACAAAATACTATTCAAGATAATCAAAGAGCAATTGATAATTTAAAAACACAAGTACTAACATTAATTGATAATGTACGTAGCGGGAATAATATTACAGAAGGAACTGATATTGATGTATATAATATTATTCATGACTATATTGTAAGTAATGGACAAGTTATTGGACAAGCGCCTTCAAATTTAAAGGATTTATTATTTTTGAGAAATAGAATTTGGATTGATAATAGAAATAATCCAGTTAGTTCTCTTCAATCTAAAGATGTTACTGATTCAATAGAAAATTTATTTTCACAAATAAATTCAGGTTTTTCTATTAATACACCTCTATATCAATTATCTCGTACAAGTTTAAGTACATATCCTAATAATATTAATAATTATGATAAATATTCTATAACTGATATTATATCTCAATTACAGGATATTGTTAATAATAGTATATTGATTGATGATGAAGTAAGTAGTAGTCCAGCTAATACTATTGTAAAAGATACTTCTAATCAGCAAGTATCAGTTCAACAAGATGTTGTAGAGATACAAAGTAAATATCAAGTAGTAACAGCAATAGGACAAACAATAACTTTATTGATTTTAGAAAAAGTACTTTCGCAACTTACATCAAATGAACAAAATATTTTTAATCAAATTTATCAAATAGTTCAACAAGAAAATGCAGTAGCAGCACAACAAGCAGGTACTCCTCAATTATTACCTGTTAATGGTATTTGGCAAATAGTTAAATTGATAGTCGACGATAGTGTTAAAAATCGTGTATTAGCTGATGCAAGTATAGGTAATGAAATGGGATCCCTAATAAATGCTATTAGAAAGATTTGTCAAGATCCATTTTGTGAATTTTTTACTGATACTTATGGAGATCAATTTTATTTTATAGTAAGAAAAAAACCATTTGATTTAGAAAGCATTACTTCATATTTAGAAAATAGAGCAGTATATGAAAAATTAATTACTACTAGTAATAATTCAATGAGTCTTGATATAGGCGTTGATAAGCAAGCTCGAATGTTCAATGCTAATACAGCTCCTTCATCAATTGCAGGTACTGATATTTCTTATATCAGTATTGTTCGTTCGATTAATGAAATAGACGTTATTGACGATACATTAGATTATTCACAAGAAGCTTATTCATGGTATCGTTTACAATTAAAGAATTTAATTTCAGGAAGTGATTCTGATATGGCATTTGCTTATTTAAAAGCAGTTTATTTTAATGAATATGCAGATATATTTGGCAGTAAGCCTTTAGATATAAGTACAAATTATATACCTTATCAATCACTCATTGATAAAAATCAATCATTACCTACAGCTTATTTTATAAGACAAGGTATTTATGATTTAAAGTATATGATTGAATCTAATGCCTATTTACCATTTACAAGACAAGGTACGATAATAGTAAATGGAGATAGGACGTATAAAAAGGGAACATTTGTTAGATTAGAATCAACAGATGAAATATTTTATGTAGATGGAGTTCAACATCATTTTAGTATATCCGATAATATAATTGAAAGATACACTACTTTGCAAGTATCAAGAGGTATGGTAGAGAAATACATTAAAGGAGTACAGTATGGTGCTAGTGAAAATTCAGTTAATTTTTCTTATTTTAATATTATTAATTTACCAATTGATGAAAGCGTATTTACAAGTCAACAGGCAGGATATACAGATTTTAATCAATTAATTTTATCAAAATGGAAAGTAAATATACCTGTCTTTAATTTCTTTATAAAAAAGTTACAGTTTGCAAAAAATGATAATGAGATATTTAATGCTCTAGATCCTCAAGATTTAGAATACAATATATTTGTGTAATGAAAGGTAAATACGTTTCTACAAGACCTAATGGAGCAAGGGATTATTGCGGTATTGGTAATATTGTTATTCCTAAAGATAAGGATCCACAACAATATATTACGAGATGTTTTCGAACTGGCATGGTATCAATTGTATTAGAAAATGGAGGTATTGTTGATAATGTAATTGTTTCAAAATCTGCAATTAAGGATTTAGCTTTTCCAGATGATTATAAGAGTTTAGGATCACAAGTAATATGGTTAAATAAACCTAGACAGAATCAACCTATAATTATAGGTATATTTTCTAAAAATAACGAACTTATAAATGTAAGTCGTTATAAAGATTCTATGAGAAAGGCTTCTCAATATGGACTTGTTGAAATGATAGTAGATAGTAGTAAGGGAGTTGCAATTATTAATTCTACTTCATTTAGTGAAAAGGGAGGAGATATTTATATCATATCAACTAATAAGCAGCAGAGTTCTAAATTAAATATTATGGTATCAGGTACTATTAATATTACAACGCCTGATTTGAATATAATTAACTCTGATACATTATCTATAGTTATTAAAGATTCTACAAAAGATAAAAACGTAACTTCTATAAGTTATACAAAAGGTAAGGGATTTAGTTATGCAGACGAGTTTGGAAATAAATATATTATTAATCAAGATAATATTCAATTTAGTCCTAAGAGTAAGTTTAATATAGGTAACGGCAATCAACCTATACCTCTCGGTAATGCATTACTTGAACAGTTACAAAATACACAAGCACAGGTTACAGCTATAATAACTGCTCTATCTGTAATAGGAATAAGTATTACACTACCTCCTGGTGTTTATGATAGTAGTTTGCTTTCAGGAATATCAAATACGGATTAAAGAGGAATTCTTCGTATCTTTATAAATTCATATTAAGGAATTATGAGTGTTCAAAGTACACAAGATACATATATAAGTTTATTAGGAACGCTTGGTAAAGCAGCTCTTAATAGTTTATATCCAAATGACTTTGAGTTGTATGTTATTGCTCTTGATCTTGTAAATTCAGACGGAAAATCAGAAGCTTATTTTATCTTTCCAGTAATGCCATTTACTATGGCAGAAAGTCATAAACCAATTCAAAGTATTAAAAAAACTGCTGGAGGTATAACGGTTTTAAATACACAAACCTTTGCTCCTACTGATACGACAATTCAAGGTAATTTTGGACGGAAATTTAAGTTCTTATTAGGTAATCAACTTATTAATTTTTCAGCTTTAACTTTAGTACCTCCTGTTTCTCAACCCTTATTTGCACAAGAATTTGATCCAACTATTAAAACGGGTTATGGATGTATAAAAGTATTGGAAGCCATATATTTAAAATCAAACACTCTTGATTCAAAAGGAAAACCTTATGCATTATATTTTTATAATTTAGCATCTGGTAATAATTATTTAGTAAAAATAACAACTTTTGAAAAACATCAGAATCAAGAAAATAATATGATTTGGCATTATAATATGGGAATTAAATCATTATTACCAGTAGAGCAAGTTTCTAGTGTTTCAGCTTCATCTCTGACTGCTAATTTAGCAGCAAATAGTATTATACAAAACGGTGTTAATAGCGTTGGTAATTTTTTAGGTTCTGTTTTATAATGGAAGAGACAGCATTAACACCAGATGATCTTGAGAGATTTCAATATTTAACGAAATTTCCCATTACTGATTATTTAACTTCATTTCAATCATTTATAACTAATGATGCTCCGTTAATTATTGCGTACTATAATGGAGATATAAAGTCTTTAAATCAAGCTTCAAATACTAATTTACAAAATCTTATTATGCAAAGTCAAGCTTGCTTTATGGCTATTGCTAATAATAACACAGCACTTAGAAATTATAAATGGTGGGTGTTGATAGAGCAATTAGAAGAAATGGATAATTTACTTTTAAAATTTAATACAATATCTAAGTGGTTACGAAGTTCTATTACAAACGGTAATTATTCAACTAATCCTCCAGTACAAGTTAAATTCAATCAAGGACAAACCCTTGAAATGATTGAACGAAATATATTAGGAGATGTTAATGGATGGGATGATGATTGGATAGATCTTGCTTTAAAGAATAATTTACGAGAAGAAGATTATACTTCAGACGCTGGATTTCTATTGACTGTAAATTATAATTATACAGTTAATAATGTTAAGCCGAATAGTATTGTTGATAATCCTATTGGAACAAAAGTATTGGGAATTGATTTACAGGCTCAATTACAATTTGATTCAGTAGCGCAAGATTATGTAGTTTTAACTCCTCAACAAACATTTTTCCAAACTGTTGCAACTTTAATTAATTTACGTCAAGGAGATAATCCTGAATTTCCAAATGAAGGAATAACAGCTTCGCTAATAGTAGGAAGTAATGTCGGTAGTCTTTCATATCCAGCAATATTTCGTCAGTTGCAGCAATTATTTAAAGGAGACGACACTATTGCTTCCTTTACATTAAATAATTTAAGTCGTCAACAAGACGGTGTATTTTTGAAGTTCACTGTTAAAAGTTTATATGGATTACTTCAACAGAGTACAACATTAAACCTTAATCAATCTTAAATTTTTATTATCTTTATAGGATAAAATATTATGGCTAATGTTTAATTTTAAAATTATATAATGTCATTAAATATTTCACCATCTACAGCTGCTCAACGTAAACAGCTTTTTGTTGAGATTTTATTATCTAAAACTAATAAAATAAATAAGGTTAGTGATAATGCTATTACTAATGCAATGGCATATGGCGTAGGTAAGGTTTCAGGTAAAGCTGAAAAGGATATAATTCAAGCACTTTCGCAATTGTTTCCTGATGATGCTTGGAGTACTGGACTAGATCAATGTGCTCAAAATTTTGGAATCACTACACGTTTTGGTGCTTCCGTTTCATCTACATATGTTCGTGTAGTAGGAGCTGCTGGAACAGTTTATACTGCTGGCGTTAATGTATTCAGTAGTAATACTGGTGTTCAATTTAATATTGAGAAAACAGTAGTTATAGGAAGTTCAGGATTTGCTTATGTTCCAGTACGAAGCATCACAACTGGATCGTCATCAAATGTTGATCCAGGAACAATAACATCCATTACACCTACTCCTACAGGACATCAGTTTTGTGTAAATGAATATCAAGCTTTAGGAGGTCGTGATCAAGAAAGTGATATAGATTATAGACAACGTATTAAAAATGGTCCTGATATTCTTGCTAAAGGAACTATCGCTGCTATTGAGCAAGCTTTTATGCTTATTAATGGTAATATATTAGAAGTAATATATCAAGGAATAAATGGAAGCGGACAATTACAATTAGCAATCGTAACTCAAAATGGTATTGCATTAAATGATGCTGAGATAGATACGCTTTTAGTACAAGCGGAAACATTTTTTGGATTAGCAGAATTAAGACCTTTTGGAAGAAAATCTTATGGTGTAAATATTTATAATATAAATGTTCAACCTATAGATGTAAGTTTTCGTTGTCAATTACAACCATCTGCTATTGCTGATAATGTTAGAATAGCTATTCAAGTAGCTATGTCAAAATATGTTGATCCTAGATATTTTCAATCTGGGATTGATTATGTTGATTGGACAGTATTATTAGAATTAGCTCGTAATGTAAGTGGAATGAAGAATGTTCCAGATACATATTTCTATCCTAATGCTAATGTTCCAACAGATCCAAATAGTATTATTCGTATCCGAGGATTTGAAATGCTTAATTTAGATGGCAGTATTATAAATAATAGTACAGGAAGCTTTAATCCTGTATATTACCCCAATGTAGGTTTGATTGATTTTAATTATTGGGCGAGTGTATTGAAAACTATATAATGGCAAAAACTAAATTAATAAATAGTAATCAAGGTATTTATTCGATATATTGTGAAATGTGTCAAATCAATCATCATATACCTACAGTAGGAGATCATCCAGTATGGACATTCAATGGTGATTTAGAATATCCAACTTTTATGCCGAGCGTTGTTGTTTCATCTAAATATTCGGCAGAAAATAATGCGAATCCATATATATGTCATTTCTTTATTAAGAATGGCACAATCGAATATCAGGGAGATTGTACTCATGAATTTAAAAATAAAACACTTTCTTTAAAAGATATTGAATAATGGGATTTCCAATACAAACAACAATAACAGGTTCAGGAAATAACTTATCACAAGTCATAACGTTTGCTAATGATGTATTACCAGATACATTATCGGGTACTATAACTGATAATGTAGGACAACAAGAAGATGCATCATTTGAAGAGGGACAATTAGTTATGAGATTAAAAAACAATCCTAAGAATATAGCATTTGTTTTAGATGAAGATTCTGGAATACTTATTCTACTTTGTGCAACAGGAGATCAAGATAATTATTTCATAGATGATAATGGCGATTTAATTTATACAATTAACGATTAATGGTTAACGGAAACACAGCAACCCAACTTGGAGATATAATATTGGTTCAATCTGATATACCAATTGTTGGATTAGAATCTTTATCTAGCTATAGTGATGTTACTACTGGAGAAAATAGTAATACTTATTTTTATAGACAATTTCAATATTCAGTAGATGGTGTAACGTGGAGTGAA